CTTTGGTCAGGTGGACTTGATAGCACCTTTGCCTTATTCATGCTAAAGAAATTCTCAAATGATCCAGATCAAGTTAGAATATGGGGTACTCTTAATTCTATCATCGAATCAGGTGATCTTTTCGATAGAAGACTAAAACACGAATTCCCTTACACAATTTTAGAACCAACTGACAATGAGTTTTCTTATAATGTGGGAGATTGTATTTTTGTTAGCGGAATGGGTGGTAATCAGTTATTCGGTCCAACTGATGATATGTTTGCAAATGGGGGCACTGCTATGTTCCACCATACTCTGGGAACACCAGAAACTATCTACGAACCGTATGAGAAAAATATAGATCCTGAATTGCTAGAATTTTTAGATCCTATGATAAAGGCTTCTTATAGGAAAATAGAAACAGTAGCAGATTTAAGATGGTATTGTATTTTTAATCTAGACTGGTACACTGGTCTGTATGAACATAGAACTATGCTTCAGATAGAAAAAACTCAAAAGATGCATGCATTTTTCGACTCTGAAGATCTCCAAAGATGGGCGATGACTACTAAAGAACCTTTCACTAAGATTCCTGGTCAAGCCAACACTCACAGATGGCAGATGAGAGAAATTCTTTCTGATGTTTTCGGAGAATCGGATTATGCTCTGAACAAACCAAAAAAGATATCCAATTTTAATGTTCAACGCCCACAGTGGCTATTCTTGCTAGACGACTTCCATAACGTGCTCATCGACTAAGTTGCAAATACAAAAATCCCTCGCTTATAAATAAAGAGGTAAAAGCAATTTAGGATCCGAAATGGCGACTGTTAGTAATCTATTTGTGGACGCTGGAGCTAACTATAGCAATATAATTACTGTTGCTGCATCCAACGGACAACCCCTCGATTTGACGGGATACACTGTGGCTTCTCAGATGAGAAAGTCATATCAATCCAGCACAGCCTATAACTTCACTGCTAGCGTTTATAATGCTGCTACAGGGAAGGTTCGTCTCCAATTATCAGATACACAATCAGCAGCTATTCCCGCAGGGAGATGGTTGTATGATGTTGAAATTACTTCACCTTCTGGTACAAAAACTAGAGTGGTGGAGGGGATAGTTACAGTTAGCCCACAAATTACGCAGATATAAAAATTATGGCAGATACAATCGCTATTGTACAACCAGATGAAGCATTACAAATTGCTGTTTCCGAAGGTGTTCTTACACTCGCTTCTTCTAATCTTGCAGCACCAGCTGTAGTTGAATCAATTTCTAACATTGCAGATGTGGATGTAACTACAAATGGCAAACTTAATGGTTCTGTTTTAGTATACAGAACTACAACGAATAAATGGACATCTACCACTACGCTTGATGCGCAGAACATGGAAGGTGGAGAATTTTAATGGAGATTAAAAGATGGCATCAATAATTAGAATTAAGCGTTCATCTACTGCTGGTAATCCAAGTACCCTTGGAGCAGGTGAATTAGCCTATTCAGCCTATAATGGAGCAGGTGGTAATCGTCTATACATCGGTATGGGCGCAGAAACTACAGGAAATGCAGCGAACCACTTTGTTATTGGTGGTACTTACTATACTGGTTTGATCGACGCATCAGTCGCTGGTACACTAACCACTAACGCATCATCAATTCCTGTTCTTTCATCAACAGGTACAATCGATAAGTGGTTAGTTGGTAACTTACAATTAACTGCTAACACACTATCATCTACTGATACTAACGGTAATATTAACTTAACACCAAATGGTACTGGTAAGTTAGTTTTAAATAACCCTTATATCAATGGTACTACTGATACTCTTGCCGAGTACATCTATGACTTGGTTGGTGGTACTATTACTGCTGGTACTGGTATCACTTCAACAGTTAGTGATGCTGGCAATACAACTACGCTTTCTATCACTAACACTGGTGTAACTGCTGGTACATACGGTTCTGCTACTGCGATCCCAACATTTACAGTTAATGCACAAGGTCAGATTACTACTGCTGGCACTGCTGCTCTTGCCACTACTCTAAATATCGCTGGCGATACTGGTACTAAGGCATTTGCTCTATTAACTGATACAATGACTTTTGTTGGTGGTGTAGGCATCACCTCCGCAGTCACTTCAGTAGGTGCTGCAACTAGTGTAACTTTTGATATTGATTCAACTGTTGTTACACTAACTGGTACACAGACTCTTACTAACAAGACTCTAACTAGCGCACAGTTAACTACACCAACTATTGGTTCTGCTGGTGCGATCTTCACTGGTTCTACATCTGGAACTACTACTCTTGTTGCAAGTGCTGCTGCGGGTTCTACTACTTTAACTCTACCAGCTGCTACAGATACTCTAGTTGGTAAAGCAACAACTGATACTCTTACTAATAAGACTATCAACCTTGGTAGCAACACTCTAGTTGCTACTTCTGCTCAGTTGGCTGCAGCTGTTACAGATGAAACAGGTTCTGGTGCTCTAGTCTTTGCTACTAGCCCAACTCTTGTAACTCCAACTCTTGGTGTTGCTACTGCTACATCTATCAATGGTTTAACAATCAGTACTACTACTGGTACATTGACCATTGCTAACGCCAAGACTCTAACTGCAAGCAATACTTTAACATTAACTGGTACTGATGGTTCTTCTGTAGCCTTCGGTTCTGGTGGTACAGTTGCTTATGTAGCAAACAAACTAAGCGTATTTGCTGCCACTACTTCTGCTGAACTTGCTGGTGTTATCTCTGATGAGACTGGTTCTGGTTCTTTAGTATTCTCTAACAGCCCAACTCTCGTAACACCTACATTGGGTGCAGCAACTGTTACTAGTTTAACAGGTTCTTCTGGTAACCTTTCTATCACTGCTGCTGCAGGTAACAATAGTGTTAACTTAGTTCCAACTGGTACAGGTACTGTTGATGTTGCCAACAAGCGTATCACTTCTGTTGCTGAACCTACTCAAGCCACAGACGCTGCAACTAAGAACTATGTTGATGCTGTTAAGACTGGTCTAGATCCTAAAGATTCAGTTCGTATCGCTACTACTGCAAACTTAACTGCCACTTATTCTAATGGTTCTTCTGGTGTTGGTGCAACTCTTACCAACGCTGGAACTCAGGCTGCATTCACTGTTGACTCAATCGTTGGTGTACTTGGAGATCGTGTTCTTGTTAAAGATCAGACATCTGCTCTACAAAACGGTATCTATACTATTACTACAGTTGGTACTGCATCTACAAACTGGGTATTGACTCGTGCTATTGACGCTGACCAAAACCCAGAAGTTACTCCAGGCGCATTTACTTTCGTTGAAGAAGGTACAAATAACGGTAACAATGGTTTCGTCTGTACAGCAACTGGTACTATTACTATTGGTACTAGCAACATTCCTTGGGTTCAGTTCTCTGGTGCTGGTCAAGTTATCGCTGGTGATGGTTTAACAAAGACAGGAAATACTATCAATGCAGTTGGTACTGCAAACCGTATTTCTATCTCTGCTGATGCTATTGATATTTCTGCCAACTATGTTGGTCAAGCAACCATCACTACTCTTGGTACTATCGGTACTGGTACTTGGCAGGGTACTGTTATTAACCCAACTTACGGTGGCACTGGTGTTAATAATGGATCCAACACTCTTACAATGGCAGGTTCAGTAACACACGCTGGTGCGTTTGCTAGAACTTTCACTGCTACTGCTACCACATCATTAACACTACCAACTTCTGGTACTCTTGCTACTTTAGCTGGTACAGAAACATTAACTAATAAGACTTTAACTTCACCAGTTATTGCGACTATTGTTAACACTGGTACATTAACACTACCAACTTCTACTGATACTCTAGTTGGTCGTGCTACTACTGATACGCTGACAAACAAGACATTGTCTGGTGCTGTTATCTCTGGTGGTTCAATTAACAATACACCAATCGGTGCTACTACTGCTTCGACTGGTGCATTTACAACTCTAAGCGCAAGCGGAAACATTACTGCTTCTGCAAACATTACTGGTGCAGGTGCAAGTACTTCTACTCTCGATGGCTTCAACATCGATGGTGGTACTTACTAAATAGAATAAAATTAGTAATTAACTGGGAGTTTTTACTCCCAGTCTAACCTTTTTAGGAAGATGAATGAGTAATAAGATTGTACTCAAAAAGTCATCCGTTGCGGCAAAAGTTCCGTTAACTACTGACTTAGACTACGGTGAATTGGCATTAAACTATGCTGATGGTAAACTGTATTTCAAAAATTCTTCCAACGCTATATCATCATTCGCTTCACTAGGAAGCAACAACACTTGGACTGGTTCTAACCAGTTCAACGGCACATTAACCATTGATACACTTCGTTATAAGAACTCGAATGTCCAGAAGTTCTCGCAAGTGTATAATGGTGGCGCAACAGGGCAATCTACTGGATATCTTGATACTGGTGAATTTCAACCTTATCTCACTGTAACTCCAACTGGTAACTCTGACAACTATTCAGTTGTTGGTAAAATTATTGTTCAATCTGGAAGCGCATTCCAAGCAATTAACATTAGAGCGGTATTAAGATCCAATACCCTGCCATCGTTATCTTGGGCATGCACATATGATCAAGAAATTAGTGGTACTGGTGGCAATGAACTTGTCACTCCAGTTATTTGGGTTAACCAAACAGGTACTGGAACACCACAATTTATTTTAGCATTAAATGCTAACGCTACGATTTATGGAACTGTAACAGTAGACGTTGAGTGTAGTAGCAGATATCAAGGAACAACATATTATAACGCTGAAGTCTTTAATACTGTTAATCCGAGCGAAATCACTTCGATTCCAGCCAACTTTACTTCATATACATTCACTAAAAACTTTACTGCTGATTCAGGTACAGTAAATTATGCTTCTAATCTAAGCGTTAACGGCGTTGCAGTACCTACAATTAGTAGCACAAGCACTCTTACAAATAAGACTCTAACTGCCCCAGTAATTTCTACTATTTCTAATAGTGGTACACTAACGCTACCTACTGGAACACATACTTTAGTTGGTCGTGCTACTACCGATACATTAACAAATAAAACCCTAACATCTCCAAGCCTTAGTGGTACAGTTGAATTAACTGCAACCACACTACTTTCTATTAATGGAGTTACTGGTAATACTGGGCAATATCTTGCTCGTGGACCAACAGGTCTTACTTGGACCTCTGCACCATCTCCTGCTCTGTCAAACTTAACAGACGTAGTGATTAGTAGTCCACAACCCCAACAAGTTCTTACATTCACTGGATCCGCATGGGTTAACGCTGCATCGAATGCTGTTGTTGCTTCTGCGGTTTTCGCTACATCCCAGTCAGATCTTGGATATGTATATGATAGTAACGTAACTGTTTCAGAGAACTTGGGTCTAGTTAGCGATATCGCTTATAACATTTATGACTTGGGTGTTCTAAGTTTCACAGGTATTATTTCGTTGAACAACATCGACCAATCAGTCAAATCAGACTATCTTGGTTATTCTATTATTTTCGGCTTCTAAGGATATACAATGGCACGTCAGTTAATTGAAAAATACATATTTTCACCTAATGCAGCAGGGCAGGGCACACTAAAGTTTCCTGGTAAAGTTGACTTAACTCAACTTTTGATTATTGCAAATAAAACTCAACAAACAAACATCTATGCGATTGGTGATCCAACTAAAAATGGATCAATCACATACGATCCAAATGATACCACCTTCATGGGTGGTTCTTCTCAATACTCTGAGCAGGTAGGTGCGAGTACTGTAACATTCGCAGCTGATACTGCTTCGATGTTGAGTACAGATAAGATCGCTATCTACACTGATGCACCAAAACAAATTGGTAACATTGTTCGCCCATACGCCTTCGGTGTTGATGCTATTGAGCGTCAACGTGTGGCTTCTCCACAGGCTTTGATTGACGCTGACTTTGAATACGGTCTACAGCCTACTAAGTGGCAGAACTATTCTGACATCCGTGGTATTCCAGGTATTTACGAAAAGCCAGGTCTTGACTTGTTCATGACCAACATTACTTCTGATGGTGGTAACCCATCTATTATGACTGTGACTTGTTCACAGGCTCATGGTCTTTCAGTTGCACAACCAGTTATTATCTTTGGTGCAGCAGGTGTATCAAATGCTGCTCGTGCTGAAGGTTCATTCGTTGTTGCTACTGTCCCATCTTCCACTACTTTTACTTACTTCGCTAAAGGTATCGTTGGTGTAAATGGCACTTCTGTTTACAACCAATCCACTTATGCACGTCGTGGTGGTTTCTATGCTGGCGCAGAACTTCCAATTAGTGGATACGCTTCTGATGCCAATTCACCATCGAAAATTACAGTAACATGTTCTGCACCTCATGGTCTAGTTGCAGGATGCCCATTAGTTAACATTGTTACTTCTACTGGAAATTATCACGAACTAATGGGTGGTAATTTCTTCGTTGAAACTGTTCCAACTTCAACTACATTTACATTTACTGCTCGAGTTGGTGGTGCAGTAGCGAATGCAGGCATCGTTGCTAAAACTTATACTCGTTCTGATGCTTATGTTCAGCACAGACCATTCGATGGTGGTGTTAACATTGGTACATTCTTGCCATCTCATGGCGCATCTGTTTCTCGCCAGACTAAGAAATACATGCGTTACCAATCAGGTAAAGGTATTCTTTGGACTTCTGGTATTTTGTTTAACCCAGTTATTAACTTGGACCAGATCTCAGCTGCAGGAACCACAGTCGGTTCTGTAATCACAGTTTCCACTGAAATTGACCATGGTCTTCAGGCAGGTGCGACTGTTCAAATCTCAGGTGTTGTTACTTCTGGATACAATGGTATCTATGGCGTAGCTTCTGTCGTTAACGAATCTACGTTCACTGTTAACGCAACTACTACACTAGGTTCAACTACTGCTGTTATTACAAACCTTCCACGTGTTACAGTTAAAAACTGGGTTGGTGCTTCTACTCGATGCGGTCCATTTGATGATCAAAACGGATTATTCTGGGAATTTGATGGACAAGAACTTGCCGTAGTTAAGCGTTCTGCAACTTATCAATTGTCAGGATTTGTTTCTGTTACATCTGGTTCTCAGGCTGTTACTGGTAATGGATGTCGCTTCACACAACAATTAAAGGTTGGTGATTCTATCGTTATTCGTGGTATGACATATCGTGTAGGTTCTATTACTGACGATAACACTATGTCTATCAACCCAGAATATCGTGGTGTTAATAATTCTTCTGGTATTAAGATCGCTCAGGTTATTGACCAGCGTGTTCCACAATCTCAATTTAACTTCGATAAGATTGACGGGACAGGTATTTCTGGTTACAACATTAACCTAAACAAGATGCAGATGCTTGGTATTTCGTTCTCTTGGTATGGTGCTGGTTTCATCGACTTTATGTGTCGTGGTGGTGACGGTAATATGATTCTTGTTCACCGTATGAAACAAAACAACGTGAACGATGAAGCGTATATGCGTACAGCTAACACTGCTGTTCGTTATCAAGCTATTAACGAATCTGCTCGAGATCGTTTAGCAGTTGCAATGACCAATAGTGACACATCAATGACATTGTATGATGCATCTAGATTCCCATCTACAGGTGGTGTAGTTTTAGTCGATAGTGAGTATATTACATACACAGGTAAAGCAGGTAATACACTAACTGGATTGACACGTGGCGCATCATTCACTATGTTCGTTGGTGGTTCTACCAAGACATTCTCTGGTGGCGCAGCAGCGGTTCACTCAGTTGGTAATGGATACAACTCTGTTACTCTTATTACTTGCACGTGCTCTCCAATTATTAACCACTGGGGTTCTTCTTATATTATGGACGGTAACTTCGATGAAGATCGTGGTTACTACTTTAACTATGCTGCAACAGGTATTACACTTTCTGGTGGACAATCTAAGACTGCGTTCTTCTTACGTCTAGCCCCATCAGTTTCAAACTCAATTGCTGGTGCGTTCGGAGATCGAGATCTTATCAATCGTGCACAGCTACTACTACAAAACTTACAGATTCAATCAGACGTTCCTGTTCAGGTATATGGTATCTTGAATCCAGGTAACATTGATGCTTCTACATTAACTTGGACTGCGGTTAACACAGTACCATTAGGTTCTCAACCTTCGTTCGCTCAAATTTCAACAAGTGTTAGCACTGTTGCTACTCCAGGCGAACAAAACTTTTCAACTCTTGGACAGCCAGCTGGTTTCGCTGAGATCGACTTAAAAAACTTGAAAGAATTAACTAACTCAGCAATTGGTGGATATTCAAACTATCCAGATGGACCAGACGTTTTAGCAGTTGTTGTTAAAAACATCGCTTCTTCTGGCAGTGCATCTAACATTAACATTAACTTATTCTGGTCAGAAGCCCAAGCCTAAATATATCGAATTAGAGGAAAACTATGTCAACACAAGTACAATTTAGACGAGGTACAACTACTCAGAACAACGCATTTACAGGTGCTGTTGGTGAACTTTCTGTTGACACCGATCTTAAAACGCTACGACTACATGATGGAACTACCGCAGGTGGTGGTTCTGTTATGCTTAACAACGTCTCTGCTCAGACTGCTTTAAATAAAACATTTAGTACAGGTTCTGTTTGGCAGGGTAATGCTGTAGGTTTAGGTTATGGCGGTACTGGTTCTGCATTAACTGCTACTGCTGGTGCGGTAGCATATTCTACTGCCAGCGGTTTAGGATTGACTGCTGCAGGTACTTCTGGTCAGGTTCTGGTTTCTGGTGGTACTGGAGCACCTACTTGGGTTGCTGCTTCTTCGATTTCTGCTGGTACTGCAACATTGGCTACTACAGCGACTAACATCGCTGGTGGTTCTGCGGGTCAGCTGATTATTCAGGCTGACACTGGTTTATCCACTTTCATTACAGCTGGTGCTTCTGGTACATTCTTGCGTTCTGCTGGTGCTGGTTATGCACCTACTTGGGCGACTGCCGACGTTACAATTGGTACTACAGTTACTCCTCTTGGTGGATCAAATACTTCTTTAGCAGGTCTTAATATTCTTGCTGCTACTGGTACTAGTCATTGGTTAATTCCAGTCGGTACTACTGCACAACGTCCAGCTTCTCCTTCAGCTGGTATGATTCGATATAATACATCGATCACTTCTTTTGAAGGATATTCTTCTGGTGCATGGTCTTCTCTTGGTGGTGTCTCTTCTGTAGACAAGTTCACATATATTCAAGCAGAAACCTCTGCTAACGCTTCTAATGGCGACTTGGATTTCTTTGCAGAGAATGCAGCAGGTAATGCAGCACAACAGGTTGGTCAGTGGAATAGAACTAACTTAAAAGATTACACTGGTACTTTGGTTGGTACACAGACTACTCAAAACGTCTTTAATACAACTGCTACTACTGTTAATGCGTTCGGTGCAGCAACAACTCTTTCTCTTGGTGCATCTAGTGGAACGACAACTGTTAATAATAACTTAGTTGTTACTGGTAACTTTACAGTTAATGGTACTACAGAAACTATTAATGCTACAACTATTCAAGTAGCAGATAAAAATATTGAATTGGGTGTAACAGGATCACCAACTAATACTACTGCATCAGGTGGTGGTATTACTCTTAAAGGTGCTACTGATAAAACTATTAGTTGGACTGCAGCAACTGGATGGCAACTTGATGAAGATATTGCAACATCAAGATATTTCACTCTTACCACTACTGGAGCGACTGCCAATGCTATGTTGGCTATATCTTCTACCACATATCGTTCTGGTAAATTAGTTGTTCAAGTTGTTAACGGTACTGCATACAGAATTATGGAAATGTTGTTTATGCATGATGGTACAAACGTGACATTTAACGAAAACTACACTATTGCAAATGAAATGCAAAGTGCAGCAACTAACACTACATTTAGTGGCTCTATTTCTGCGGGCACTTTAACGATCTACGCTACTTGTTCTTCTGGAACTGCAGCAATCAAAGGTCAAGCTACTCTATTCAAGGTATAATATATGGCAATCCCAACAACTAGAGAAGGTTTAAAACAATACTGTCTCCGTGACTTGGGTGCACCTGTACTCGAAATTAACGTAGATGATGATCAACTAGAAGATCGTATTGATGAAGCATTAGATTATTGGAGACAATATCACTATGATGGTATTGAAGAAGTTTATCTAAAGCAGGTTATCCGTGCTTCTGAAGTTACATTAACAACTAGCGTTGCAGGTACATTCTCCAATGGCGAGAAAATCACAGGCGCTACATCTGGCGCAACAGCTATTGTTACTACAGAATCTCAAAGAACATCAAATGGTACACTACTGCTCGTTAAAAAGGTAACTGGCACGTTCACTGCAGGTGAAGCAATCACAGGATCAATGGGTCACAATGCTACTCTTAGTTCTATTACGCTAAGAGAGTATGACAACAAGTACATCACTATCCCAGATTATGTCTGGGGTATCACTGGTATCCTTAACATCGGTCAGGCATCTTCTTCTAAGAATATGTTCGATTTGCAGTACCAGTTACGTCTAAATGATTTGTATGATCTAACTTCTACATCAATCATTTACTACACAACTGTTATGCAACATTTAGATCTACTTGACTGGACTCTAAATGGTAAAGCAGATTTTAGATTCAACAGACTCCAAGATCGCATGTACTTGGACATCAACTGGGATTCAGATGTATTCCTTGGTGATTATATCATCATCAAAGGATATCGTGCAATGGATCCTACTAACTGGTCTAAGATTTGGAACGAGACTTGGTTAAAGAAATACACATCTGCATTGTTCAAGAAACAATGGGGAACAAACCTTAAGAAATTCAAAGGTATTCAACTTCCAGGTGGAGTTGTTTTAGATGGTGATACGCTATACCAAGAAGCAATTGCAGAAATTCAAATGCTAGAACAAGATTTAATGAACAAGTCTGCTCCGCTAAACTTCCAGATGGGATAAGATGTCAACAACTAATGTTTATTTCTCTCAGGGTACTCGAAACGAACAAACCCTAATAGAGGATTTGATCATTGAATCGTTACGTATTTACGGTAACGAAGTCATGTACATCCCAAGAACACTTGTTTCTAAAGACGAGATTCTTGGTGAAGATCGTCTATCTCAATTTAAGTCTGCATTTCCTATCGAAATGTACTTCGAAAATGTAGACTCATTCGGTGGACAAGGTGCATTTATCCAGAAGTTTGGATTGATGGTTGAACAGTCTGCTACTTTAGTGGTTGCACGCAGACGTTGGGAGCAATTCGTTGGTCGTTATGGTGTAACAACTATCCCAACTCGTCCAAATGAAGGCGATCTGATTTATTTCCCACTATCAAAAGGTTTGTTCGAAATTAAATTCGTACAACACCAAGATCCATTCTATCAACTTGGTAAACTATATGTTTACAAACTACAAATAGAATTGTTCCAGTACGCTTCCGAGTTTATCGATACTGGCGTACCTGCCGTGGATGCGTTTGAGTCATTAAAATCATTTACTACTAATGCCTCTAGAAGTTCATATGGTGGTGTTAGCAAAGTTAATATGACAAATGGTGGTGTTGGATATACTTCTGCACCATCAGTTGTATTCACAAGTTCTTCTGGATCTGGGGCTACAGCTACAGCAACTATTTCTAATGGTGCTGTTACATCTGTTACTGTGACAAATTCAGGTACTGGTTATACACAACCACCAGCAATTTCTTTTGTTGGTGGCGCTGGACACGATGCAGCTGCAGTTTCATTTATTGAAACTAACATTGACAAAGCAGCAGATTCTTTCGCTGACAATAATGCATTCAAAGAAGAATCAGTTGGTGTCATTAATTTTGACGAATCAAATCCTTTCGGTGAGATAAACAATGCTTAACGGTAACGTATACTATCATGGAATAATTCGAAAAAGCATTGTCGCTTTTGGTCGTTTGTTCAGTGACATCTATATCGATCGCAAACAGGGTGACTCTGTAACTGGAACTACTCTACAGCGTTTGCAGATTCCTCTTGCATATGCTCCAAAAGAGAAGTGGCTAGTTAGAATTGATGGTGACCCAAATTTACAAAACAATGTAAACACAGTCCTACCAAGAATGTCATTTGAGATTACTGGTTATAACTACGACTCTGCTCGTAAAACTAATCGCATGCAACAGATTAAGTCTGGTAACACTAGCGAAAAGGCAGTTTTGTATACGCCAGTTCCATACAACTTAGATGTTTCTCTCTACATTCTGACTAAAACACAAGAAGATGGTCTACAGATTCTTGAGCAAATTCTTCCAACATTCACTCCAGAATATACACTAAGTGTAAATGCTGTTCCAGATATGGGTGTTGTTATAGATGTTCCTATCGTTTTGACTTCAGTTCAAGTTCAAGATGAATATGATGGCGACTTCCAAACAAGAAGATCTGTTGTGCATACACTAAACTTTCAGATGAAACTGAATCTGTTTGGACCAATGTCCAGTCAGGGTGTTATTACTACTGTTAATGCCAATGTTGGTCAAAACGAAAATCTTTCAAATCCAAATAGAATTTATACAGCAGAGGGTGATGTTACAACAGCCACTGTAGCATCAGAGGATTGGACTAGCAATTTTTAATCATGGCAGAAATTTATAATTCGAATTCGAATTTAAAAGCTGCTGGTGTAAGTGTAGAATTTACTCCAGACAATATCAAAGAGTACATCAGATGTGCTCAGGATTACATTTATTTTATTGAAAACTATTGTCAGATCGTTACACTTGACCATGGTCTTCAGTTGTTTAAACTATACGACTGCCAAAAGAAAAAGTTAGACATTATCCATAATAACCGCAGAGTTATTTTGATGGAAGGTCGTCAGCAGGGTAAGACTACTACATCAGCTGCTTATATTCTCTGGTACACTCTATTCCAGCCAAACAAATCTGTGGCTATTCTCGCCAATAAAGCGACCGCTGCTCGAGAAGTTTTGGATCGTTATCAGACTATGTATGAGTTGCTTCCAAAATGGATGCAACAGGGTGTCACTACTTGGAACAAGGGTGACTTAGAATTAGAGAATGGATCTAAAGTATTCACTTCAGCGACTTCTACTTCAGGTATTCGTGGTAAATCTGTTAACTTACTATATGTTGACGAAGCTGCGATTATTCCTAACCAAGTCGCAGAGGAATTCTTTACATCTGTTTATCCTACAATTTCTGCTGGTCAGACTACTAAGATTCTTCTATCTTCCACTCCACTGGGTTACAATCACTTCTGGAAGTTTTGGAACGATGCAGAAAATGGTCGAAATGGTTTCGTTCCGCTATTCATCCCTTATTGGGAGATTCCAGGACGTGATGAGAAGTGGGCAGCTGAACAGAAGGCTATGCTTGGTGAACTTAAGTACAACCAAGAGGTTGCTTGTAAGTTCTTGGGTTCTAGTTTAACCCTTATTTCTGCCGATGTTATTGCTAAGATGCCAGTGGATCCTATCATCTACTCTAAAGATGGATTAGATGTTTACGCTAAACCTAGTGCTGGACATGTATATTGTTTAGTTGCTGACGTGGCTAAGGGTGTTGGTGGCGACTATTCTGCATTCCAGATTATCGATATAACTGAGACACCATATAGAGTTGTTGCAAAATACCGCAATAATGACATTAGTCCATTGTTGTATCCAAACGTAATATACAAGATTGGTAAAGAATATAACGAAGCATATGTTCTTGTGGAAATAAACACCAGTGAACAGGTCGCTCACATCCTGTACACTGAACTTGAATACGAAAACATCTTATTCGTAAATCGTCATACAATGGGGCAGTATATCGGTGGTGGATTCGGTGGAGGTAAGACTCAACTGGGTGTTAACACTGATAAGAAGA